GCAGGCGTTGCTGTCCACCTGTCGAAGCTTCGTCCTCGGGGTACCGAGAACAGCCACGGAATGGTTGCTTCAGGTCCTTGTGGGTTCATGGAGATTTACTCCAAGTTCAACGAAATCCTTCGTCGAGGGGGTACCTACCGCAACGGCGCAATCGTTTGCCATTGCGATGCAGATCACCCTGACATTCTTGAGTTTGTTAATTACGATCGAGCTCGTATTCCTTGGCTCAAGCGCTGTGTCAATGTTGATCCTGACATCATTAACTACCCCGACAAGCTGAAGGCAATCATGGACGCAGCCCGTAAGGGTGATGTCTGGATTGTTAAGAAACAATACGACGCAAACGGGGAACGGATCTACTCCAACGTGTGTCAAGAGATTCTGCTGAAGAGCCGGGACACCTGTCTCCTGTCTCACATCAACTTGGGTCTCACCACAATCAAAGAGATTCCGACTGCGTTTGCTGATGGGATGAGGTTCCTTTGTGATCTCTATACCCAGACCGGTGTTGATGAGTCTGGAATTTACAGCCGGAAGGATAACCAAGTTGGTCTTGGTGTTCTTGGTCTTGCCAACCTGCTGGCTATCGAGGGCGTGACTTACAAGGAGTTTGTCGAGGCTCTTCGTAAGCAAAACCTTGGTGTGGGTTCTACCGGCAACAAAGCTGGTGAGATTGCACGAGCGATCTTTGTGGGGTTCATGGAGGCCGCTAAGGTGGCCGCTGAGTACAAGATGTCTCGAGCGTTCACTGTGGCTCCTACAGCCTCTTGTGCGTACCGCTATGTGGACCGTGAGGGTTTTACTACAACCCCTGAGATTGCCCCTCCGATCAGCCGAAAGGTAGATCGTGATAGTAGTACTCTTGGCGTCCAGAGCTATGAGTTCAATCCCAAATGTGAGACCTCAGAAGAGGTTGGTTGGGACACGTTCTTTGAGCTGAATTGTGAATGGCAACGGCTTATGGATAGCACGGGAATGGCTCACGCAATTTCTATGAATTGGTGGTCTGATATGACAACAATGGACCGCGAATTTATGGCACGATGGTTGAACTCCCCCTTGAAGAGTTTGTATTACTCTCTTCAAGTAATGTCCGATACGCAGGACAAAACCGACGCCTACGCAGCGATTAGCGACGTAGATGTTGAGGCATATCTTGCGGGCATTCTTGATGGGGATTCGGCACCTGAATGTAATTGCGCAGAATGAACCCGTATCAGAAACTGCTCGCTCGTAAGCGTACTTGGACTCCTGTTCAAACCACCGCTGGTAAGTTGAAAGAGGGCTCGGAGGAGGCGATCTTCCGGGCTCTCGCCCTTCGACAGCTTGAGCTGCCTGTCGGGGAGTTTATCGGCGATGCTCTAAAGTCCGAGGTGCCGGAAACGGCTCGTGAACTCCTTCTCACCAACATCAAAGACGAGGAAAACCATGACCTTGCCTTGGGATACGCAGCTAGTGCGATCGGCACAGATAGCCAAGCAGAAGCGGAAGCAGCTCGCTTACGAAAAGCTTGGGAAGATCATCCAGACCACACCGTACTCAAAGCACTGGTGGCTGAGAGAAGCATATTCTTTGTTATCCTCCCCTTCTTCCGGTTCAACGGTGACGCTGGACTGAGGACCATTTCTGCGGACATTAGTCGTGATGAACAAGTCCACGTCGCTACCAATAGTTTGGTATGTCGTGAGCTTGGTCTCAGTGTGTCTCCTAGTTTGGATCGCCTCAGGAAGGCAACCATTGCTTGGGTGATGCAGCCTCTGGGTAAGTCTGATGACAAGTATCTAGACAAGCAGTTTTGGCTGGATCAAAGCGACAGCTTGATGTACGCAGGAAAAGCTGAGGGTCTTATCGAGACTCAACGTGCTCGGATGCCGGCGTTTTTCGAGATGAGTAACTCTGATCTTCCGAGCTACGCTTGATATAAACAAAAGGTGGGACTATGGCTCGCGGAGTACCTTCTAGGATTCAACAATTAATTATTGATAGTCCTCAAACGACTAAACGATTAGTTGCAGCAGCTAAAAGTCCCGCCGTTCCAATGCGGGAAGAACTTAAGCAAGAAATTATACAAGGCGTTCAAATAGCTGAACAGCCTTTTAAAGAACTTGAAGCAGCTCAAGCAGAACTTGCCAAACAACAGGCTGCCTTACAAGCTCAGCTAGCAGAAGAGAACCGTCTCAAAGCTCAATACGCAGCAAAACTTCAAGCAACAGAAGCCAAAGCTCGTATTGCTGGTAAAAAGAGTGTTGCAACTTCAGCGCGTGTTAGATCTCAAGCTCAAACTGAAGCTGCTCAACTACAGCAACAAGAACAAAAGACAGCTCTCCAAGCACAACAATTAGCTCGCACTAAACGCACTGCTGGAGTAACTGTTGGACAGCCTGGACGCTCTCGTACTCGAGTTAGTACTGGTTTGTCGATTGGTGGTTATGGTGGTACCGCCGCTGGTCGCGTTACCTCAACTGGTTTGAATATATGATTCCGTACATTGATCCAGAGATTATCAAATATCTCGAGGAAATTTATCCTGATAAATGTCCTGACCTTAGTATGGAAGAGAAACTTATTTGGTTTTCTGCTGGTCAGGTGTCAGTTGTGCGCCACTTAAGGGATCAGTACAACCTCCAAGAGGAGACAAAGTATGTTTAACCTTGGCCGCCACGACGCAAAGTTTGTTGAGCCTGAGTTCTTTGTAGACCCTCTTGATGAGCGGTTTACAGGCGTTAACAATGAAATCCTGCCACTGATTGCTGGCGCACTAATTGCAGGTGCTACTGCATATTCTGGCTATAAATCAGCTCAAGCTGCAAACCGTCAAGCAGAAGCAGCTAGACAGCAAGCACAAGCTCAACGAGAGGCAGCTCTTGCTCAAGTGCGTCAGATGCAAGCTGATGCTGAACAGCGCTCTCGTGAGTTTCAGAAGTCAATTCAGCAAAGTCAAGCTGCTACAGCACAAGCTGCTCGACAGGCTGAGAGGGCACAGCAAACAGCCATGCGGCAAATTGCTCAGCAAAATACTTCTTCTGCCCTTGCGATCCAACAGCAACAGCTGCAGGCTTCTATTCAACAACAGATGTCAGCCTCTGCTGTGGGACAAAAGGTTCGTCGTCGTGTTGGGACACCAGCTGACCTGCGTACTAGTTTAGAGATACAATCTCCTCTTGCCGGGACCGGTGGTGGTCTTGGTATTGGAACAGAAACTACAGCTGGTGGTTTGAATGTCTAACGCTGCGGCTCGTTATTCGGCGCTTGAGCCGGAAAAGACTATTTATCTTGATCGTGCTATTGAGTGCAGTAAGTACACTCTGCCGACTCTTATTACCGATAACGACCGTAGCACCGGTAAGAATATCTACACAAAGATTGCTACTACCTACCAAGGCCTTGGAGCTCGTGGTGTAAATAACTTAGCCAGCAAACTTTTGATTGCTTTGCTGCCTCCTAACCAAGCTTTCTTCCGTCTCTCTGTAGACGATATGAAGCTGAAGCGGGAGCTTGAGAACTATAAGGAACTTCAATCCCAGTTTGATCAGCAACTGGCTTTGATGGAACGTTCCGTCATGAGGGACATTGAGGAGTCAGGGGATCGCACGGCACTGTTTGAGGCCCTCAAGCACCTTATTATTGGCGGCAACGCCCTCCTCTACGTTTCCGAAAATGGTACCCGGGTATATCCACTCAAATCGTTTGTACTCAATCGTGATCCTGAAGGAAACATCCTTGAGGTTGTTGTCCGCGAAGAAGTTAATCCTGAAGTTCTTCCAGACGGTGTTGCCCCTAAAAAGACTGAAGGCGGGTTTGTAGACAAAACTGTTTTCCTTTATACCCATGTCAAATGGGATTACAAAGGTGATCGCTGCACTTGGCAACAAGAGGCTTACAACAAGCCAATCGGAAAGAAAGGGTCTGTTCCTATTGATAAGAGCCCTTGGATTCCTCTACGGATGTTCCGTGTGGCTCATGAGGCCTATGGACGAGGTTACTGCGAAGAGCTTCTTGGAGACCTGAAGAGCCTTGAGTACCTCAGCAAAGCCATTGTGGAGGGCTCTGCAGCAGCAGCCAAGATTATCTTCCTTTGCAATCCAAACGGCACGACTCGTCCTGATGCTCTTGCTCGGGCTGCCAATGGATCAATTGTGGCAGGCAACCCAAATGATGTGGCTCCTCTGCAAATGCAGAAGCAGGCAGATCTCACGGTTGCTCTCAACACCATTGCACGGATCGAGCAGCGTCTGAGCTTTGCGTTCCTGTTGAACAGTGCCATCCAAGCAGGTGCTAGCGGACGGGACCGTGTGACAGCCGAAGAGATACGAATGGTTGCACAGGAGCTTGAAGCTGGTCTGGGTGGCATATACTCCATCCTCAGCGTTGAGCTTCAGCTGCCCCTTGTGAACCGCAAGATGGCTCTGATGGAACGCCAAGGTCGTCTACCAAAGCTTCCTAAGGACATTGTTAAACCTCAAATCACCACTGGTCTTGACGCCCTCGGTCGCGGTAACGACAAAGCGAAACTTATTGAGTTCCTCCAAACCATTGCAGGTACTCTCGGGCCAGAAGTTATGGCACGGTTTGTTAATAGCCGAGAGCTTATTACCCGTCTTGCTGCTTCTGACGGTCTTGATACCTACAAACTCATCAAGAGTGAAGAGGATCTTATGGCGGAAGAACAACAGCAAGCTATGATGATGCAGCAACAAATGGCTATGCAAGATCCAAACAACGATCCTGCTAAACAAGCCGCACTAGTTAAAGCTGAAAATGACTCAATCCGGGCAAGTCAAGAAGTCACTGGCGGAGGAGCCGGTCTCTGAAATTAAGGAAGCTCCTAAAAAGGAAGCTCCTAAGTCCAAGATGGATTTGCTTATTGAAGAGCTGAAGGTTAAGAAACCTGAAGTTTATGAACAGTACGTTGCTGCTGCAAAAGCAAAGCGTCCTGTTTGGGTTTATCCTGATCTGACCGTTCGCATTGGTTGATCATGGAGGTTATCGCTGATAACTTTTTGGGACAGGAGACTGGCCCTTATAGCCAACAAGATCTTGAAGCTCTACAAGAGGCTGAACAGCTCGAGCAACAGCAAGCCCAAGACGAACTCATCGGTGGCAAATTCAAAAGCCCTGATGAGCTCCTGAGGGCTTATCAAGAGCTTGAGAAGAAGCTGGGTAGCCGCAGTGGTTACGACCAAGCTGAAGAGGGTTCTCCTGAAGAAACAGAAGAGCAGGACATGGAGCCTGTTGTTCTGTCTCAAGAAGAGGAGTCCACAATTCTTGACAGCATTGGTGGTCAAGATAACTTTCAAGCTGTCCAAAGCTGGGCTCGAGAAAACCTCGAAGCTGGTGAGCTTGAAGCGTATAACCGTGAAGTGAATAGCGGTGATTACTACCGAGCTCGTAACGCTTTGCAGTCTTTGTATTTTGCGTTTCAGGAAAACTCTGGCTACGAGCCTGATCTGATTGGTGGGAAACTCTCTGGTAACAGCAGTGATGTATTCCGTTCAAGCCAAGAAGTGATGGCCGCTATGAACGATCCTCGCTATTTGCAGGACTCTGCATACACCCAAGATGTTCAAGATAAGTTGCTTCGCAGCGACGTTCTTGGCCCTAGGGGTTAGTATTTGAGTAGCGAACGTAAACATTGTTGCCGCTGAGGCGATAACAACAGTGCGAAGCGAGCGCGTTAAACATTCCTACCTACTAACTAACGATGCCTGATTTTGCATCTCTTAGCCGGTTGGGTGGACTTAATGGCGTTCAATACAACGCTGGTTCCGCCTCCGGTAACTACGAGCGTGAAAACGCTAACTTCCTGAAGATCTTCTCTGGTGAGGTTCTGACCACCTTCAACCGTGAGACGATCTTCAAAGATCTGACCATGAAGCGCAGCATCTCTTCTGGTAAGAGTGCTTCGTTCCCGATCACTGGCCGCTTCTCTAGCCGCTACCACCGTCCTGGTGACTTCATCACCGGTCAGGGTAACAAGGGCATGATCGGCGAAAAGATCATCACCATCGATGACCTGCTGATCGCTGATGCTTCGATTTATGACCTGGATGAAGCCAAACTTCACTGGGATGTTAGAAGCATCTACTCAACCGAATTGGGCAGGGCTCTTGCCAGGGCCTATGACCAGCGTCTTGCTCGCACCCTTCTGACTGCTTCTGAGTCTGACGGTCGCGTTAAGGACTGGGATTCCAAGCGCTTCCAGCTCAACGGTGGTACCTATGCCTCTGTAAGCTCCAACACCGTTACCCTGAGCGCTAACTTCCAAACCGCTGAACTGACCTACTGGGCAGTTGGTGAGGTTGTGTACGGCGAAGATTCCGGTGCTTATGGTGTGATCACCACTGCTCCTACCAACGGCGCTGCTACCTTCGACATCAACCCGATTGGTTCGATTGGTACCGGTACTAACGCTGCTTTCAAAGTTGGCGAGCGTCTGTTCGTTCTGAACAAGATGCCTGGTGGTACTTCCTTCACTGGTATTGATCTCAACGGTGCTGCTGATCGCAACGCTCGTGGCGACCTGATCGTTGAAAACCTGTTCAAGGCTTGCCAAGCTCTGGACGAGAAGGATGCTCCTAAGGAAGGCCGTGTGTGCGTCCTGAGCCCTGGTGCCTACTACGACGTGCTGAACAGCGACCGTGCCATCAACACCGATTGGAACGGTGGCTCTGGTTCTAACGGCACCATTGGTGGTAACAAAGTTGCTTCTGTGGCTGGCTTCCGCCTGCTGACCAGCAACCACCTGGGCATCAACAGCTACACCTCTGGTCAAACCTACGCTGGTCTCAGCAACCAAGCTGCTACCACCCGTGGTGAGCGTCCTAACTACGTCAACGGTCGTGACGGCTCTGACGGTCAGGCTGCTGCTGGCTACAACGACTACTGGCAGGATGAGCAGGGTAACACCTCCTCCATCGCTAACTGCTTCGGTCTGTGCTTCACCAAGGAAGCTGTGGGTACTGTGGCTCTGAAGGACGTCTCGATGCAGATGACCGGTTCTGAGTACAAGGCCATGACTCAAAGCACCATGATGGTTGCTAGCTATGCCGTGGGTCACGGTGTGCTGCGTCCTGAGTGCTGCGTGAGCCTGCTGCACGACGGTGCTCCGTACTGATAATTAGCTTCTAGTTAATTACCAATACAATGAGGGGAGGCTAATGCTTCCCCTTTTTCATTGCAATAATGGCAACTAGTAAACTCAGTGCAGTTAATACGCTTCTTTCCATTATTGGTGAAGCGCCTATTAACTCCCTTAATCCACCTCTAACTGGTGACGCTAGTCTTGCAGAGCGCACCTTGGATGAAGTTAGTCGTGAAGTTCAAGGAGCAGGTTGGTCTTGGAATACGATGCTTTATGACTCCATTCCTTTGGACTCTTCTACAGGCCAATCCCAACTTCCTAGCAACACCCTTGCTGTCAGGTTTAATCCGCTTACCTATCCGTCACAAAGATTTGTTCTTCGGGGTCTGCGGCTTTTTGATCGCGTTAAGAATACATACGATTTGAGGAGCAGTATTGGGGTCTCGATGACTGGTAATACCAGCGACCTCGTTGCTGAGGTTATTGAAGAGTTGGAGTGGGACAGCATCCCAGAAACTGGCCGTCGCTACATCATGATCCGTGCGGCAAGGATGTTTGCTAACCGTGCTGTCACTTCAGCCAGTATTGAAAGCTATACAGCCGATGATGAGAAGAACGCTTTGCAAACTCTGAAGCGTACTGAAGACATGGCGCAGAACTATAACTACATCAGCGGCCCTGACGATATGTATGGCGGTCGTGTGATCACTAACTTTGGTCCCGACATCCTGAGCCGCTAATGTCACGAGAACTCTTTAGTCAAATCATTGGCCCTCTTAACAAGGGCGTAAACCAGCAAGCAGATAGTTTTGTACTGCCTGGCTTTGCTAAAGCTTTGGATAACGGCGTCTGTGACCTTGTAGAAGGTCTTAAAAAGCGTTTGGGTTCTGTGCCATTTAAGCGTATTGACACGCTTACCAAAAACGCTGGCGGTCTTACTCTGACTAACCCAATTAAATGGAATGAGGCTTGGGTCTTTGTTTACAACAGAAGCAGCACAGAACGCTTTATTCTGCTTGCGGTTGATGATAGTAGAACCGTTTCTCGTACGGGAAACATAACAAATGGGTCTGCAGTCGTAGCTTCTGTAAGCTCTATGACAGATTTGTTTGTCGGAGCTGGAGTAACTGGTAGTGGTATCCCTGCTGGTACCACCATTGTTGATATTGATACTGCTGGCTCTCGCGTCACTCTCAGCAAAAATGCTACTGCTACGACAACTGGAGTCACGTTAACAATTGAGTCCAGCTACACCTTTGTAACTGGTGTATCCAACGTTGAGCCTATTAGTGGCGTTCTTCCTGAGGTCGTTCCTGTTGAGCAATCTTTTGCAAATATTACCTCCACCAATCTTGGGTACCTTCGTGGATCTGGTAGGGCTCGTGATCGGTTTAGGGCTACGTCATTTCAGGATTACGTCTTTATTACAAACGTTCAAAAGAAGGTTATTTACGACGCTGCAGAGACGTTAACTCGTTATAACATCAGCAATATTAGTGGCAACTACAGGCCCACTCGAGCTCAGGTGTGGGTCAAGCTGGTGGACTATGACACTGAGTACAACGTCAAAATTGAGCTGGATAATGGCGATGAGATTAGTGGTCACTATGTAACCCCATCTCTGACCGACTCTGCTGGTGATCCAAACGTTGTTAGTTCTGCTGACATTGCTGCAAAACTAGTCAGCTATACCAACACAATCTCTGGTCAAACTTCAATTGGTAGTAGCACCGTTTCTAACATCTCAGCCACTGACATTAAGCAGGTTCACGGTGGCGAGACAATTAGCGGCACTGGTATTCCTGCTAATACCTTTATCGGGACTGTTAACACAACAGCTCTAACGTTAACTCTTGTTACTGAGGCTGGTGTTGCTGTTAACGCAACAGCTAACGGCACCACAACTCTGACCATTGGTCACGGTCTTGATCAAACTGATGTCCACAACGAACTCAACTTTAGTATTGAAGACTCTCAGATCCTGATCACTTGCGCTAACGCCAACCGTTACATCAAAAGCATTGTCGCTTCTGACGCTCGGGGTAACACCCTCATGGCTGGTTTCTCAAACCAAGTCACGAGCATTGTGGAACTTCCTCAGTTCTCTTGGGAGGGCTATACGGTCCTTGTGGCCCCTGATGGGTCTTCAGATCAAAGCTCGTACTACCTGACGTTTAACGCTGAGAACACCACCACTAACGGAACCTTTGCTCGTGGTGTATGGGAAGAGGCCGCTGGCTGGGGTACTCAAGGCCAGTTTGATGACAACACAATGCCTCATGCGTTCATTTATTACCGAAACGCAAGTGGTTTTGTACGGTTTACGTTCCAGCCGTTTAGTGGCTCTACTTACACAGACAGCACTGTTTCAATTGATATTCCTGGATGGACTACACGACTAGCTGGTGATGCAGATGAATTGCCAGGCCCGTCGTTTGTAAATAACACCATTAACGACATCGTGTTCTTTAAGAACCGCCTTGGTTTCGTAAGTGGTGAAAACGTCATCTTGAGTGAAGCTGGTGCGTACTACAACTTCTGGCAGCAATCAGCTTTGCAGGTTGTAGATAGCGATCCTATTGACCTCACAGCAGTCAGTAACGACGTTGCTGTGTTGAACTACGCTCTCCAACAGCAGGACGAACTTGTGCTGTTCTCAAACGAGAACCAGTTCCGTCTGTACTCTGGTGACAACGTTACGTTCTCTCCTGA